ATTTGACTCCATCGCTCACTAATATACTCCTTGATAAAAAGTAGCTTCAGGATCCGAACCTACTTCTAAGTTATCGAAAATTATAATCCCGTGTTGCATCTCATCTCTGTATGGATTGAAGAAGTATCCATCTGCTATACCACTTACTAAACCATCTTCATACTTCTCTATTGATGCTTGTGAAAATTCTGTGTAATCAGATAAACCTACTATCTCTAATGTGATTCTACCACTTGTTGTTTGTAGTAGTAATGAATCCATTTCTGTACCACCTAAGTATAGTTTTTCATCTATAGGTTGTCCATTATCTTGACCTGCATTATCATACATAATCAAAGCGTAATGTTCTTTCTCAGGTGTGACTCTACCATCTTCTCTTTGAAAGTGTAATACGAATATCTTTTTTATAGAACCATCTTCTTGTACTTCTGATGCTCCATATGTTGTAATACTTTCGTAATATTCACGAGCTATAATCTCTGTACCATTTACCCACATCTGAATGTTTTCTTCTAATGGTTCTTCTACTCTATCATCTCCACAACTAAATAAAAATAGTAATGATAATAATAAAAACTTAATCTTCATTTTTTTTCTCCTACCACCCAACAAACTGATAGTTCATACCGAACTTAATATCATATGCTGGTCGTTCCCAATAATTTAAATATCTTCCCTCTGTAAAAACACCTAAGTTATCTTTAATCTTTACACCAAAGATAGCACCGAAATCATAATCGTTCCAACCATGCCACATTGGTTCCATCATCATAAAATCATTTGGTTCACCACCCTCTTCTAAATGAGTTTGGTAATGAGCAGCGTTGTGATAAGCATAATCAGTATGACCATAATGATATGGTAACCAATTACCCCAAGCATGTAACCACCAACTTTCATCGTAGTGATACCAATCTATTCCTAATACAATTGAAGTTTCACCTTGATATCCTAAATCTTTCTTTACACCACCAATATACTTTTCTAACATTCGTGGGAAGTGATATATAAAATATTCTCTATCTGTATATGCAAATATTTTACCATCTGCTCCTCTCCACAACCAATCGTGTCCCCAATACTCACCACCTTCATTCCAAAACGGACCTGAGCCTTCTATTTCTCTCATCTCACCTGTTACAGGGTCTACTTCATAAAGTGTTCTACTATCCCAACCTGTCGGAGAATTAGGGTCAATCATAGTTGAATCAAACCACATATTGTCATCTATACCAAAAGCATCTTCAGCAAAATTCCACCATTGTCCTTTATACCAAGTGGTATCCAATACCATAGCATCAAACCCATAGACAGGATGTTGTCTGTGTTTCAACCCTATACTAAAATGTAGTTTTTCATTTAAAACCTCTGGTGTAAGATGTAATCTTAAATCTCCATGAACATAACTAATATCTTCAAGACCCAATTCTGTCTTACCGATTTTTACCATAGCCCATTCACCAATGTATCTCACCCAATATTCTTGATTGAGATATTCATTACCCCATTGACGACCTTCTGAAAATTTAATTAAATACTCCCAACCCTTTACAGGTCCGAATGTAGCACTTTCATTAGCATTTTGTTCTGAACCATCATACCAAACACCACCTTTACCAGCAGACTTAACACCTCTCTTTGGTTCATATTGAAATCTTGCAATCTTACGAAGTCCAAATGATGTTTGAAAATCGGGTTCTAACTCCCTTTCTGTTCTTTCTACTTGTAGAATACCTGTAGATAATCCACCCACAATAGCAAATCTATCATCTTGATATCGTGGTGCATTCAAACTAAAACTGCCATAAGCAGTTGAGTACTTTAAAAATTTCCATATCTCATTTTCACCAAATAGAGATGTAGTTAGTAATAAACCTATTATAATTTTCTTTAACATCGTTTTCTCCCCAATGGGTTATTTATCACAACATCCACAATCACAATTACAATTTTCACAATTACACATAATTATCTCCTATTTAAAATATTCTTTGACGGTAATAAATATAAGATAGTCTTAAATATCGAACCTGACAACAAACGCAGTTTCATTATCTTTTGATAATTTTAATGGTCTTGCCAGTTTACCCACAACCATTAATTCATTTTTTTCATTATATAAACCAATCGTTGTTACATATGGTCTAAATTCTGAATGTGTTACCTCACCTATATATGAATCGGTTGCATTATATGATGTTGCAAAACTACCAGTTCCACCTATAGTTGGATTATCTCCAGGTGGAAAAAATTCATGTATATTTTTACTACCCTCTGCAATAGTAATACTACCACTTAAATCGAGTGTAGATGAAATATTTTTTGTTATATTGAATTCATTGGGTTCTGACCTTACAAGATATTCATATTCATAAATAGTTTTTGTTGCTTTATATTTTAAAGTATGGCCTTCTAACTCATCATCACTTTTTACACCAGCATTTATTAAAGAACCCGTATCTGTAATTACTATTATACCATGTTCATAAAATATATTACCTACTTGAGAACCACTTCCAAGTGTTGCTGCAGTGGTTGAAATACCTTGTGTTCTATCAAATGAACTTGATTTATATGCTGCAAAACTTGATGAGAAAGCAAAATCGTATATATTACCATCTCCATCATCTCGTAAATCATAAGTTACACCACCAGTAGTTACACTTAATTTTACTGATTCTGGTTTTACCTTTTCACCAAATAAATCTTGTGGAATAGAAAATATTCTAGCAGTATTATGAAGTTCTCTTTTTTGTACTTGTGTATTATTATTTCCAAATGTTCTATATGGTTCATCATTTTCGTAATACAAATGTTTGATACTAAAATAATTTGGAATATCATAAAATGTACCATTTGCAAATGTACCATTAGAACCAGTATATGCACCAAATGACTGTGATGCAGCAGAACCAGTATTAAAGTTGTATATAGAAGAACTTACTGCTCTTAAAACGACATGTCCACTACCGCTATCATTATTATTTAAAGTAAAATCTTTAAATGCCTGAAAGGGTTTGATTGACTTATCGGATGGGTCAATGTTCTTTAACATTGCTCTCCCCTAAAAATCGAGTTTTACTTTTATAATAGCTTCTCTTGAGTATGATTTTAAAATAGGTTTACTTAACTTAGCAACTGCTAACAATTCATTTTCATCATTATATAGACCAACTTGTGTTATAAAAGTTTTTGGGTCTTTAAAAAATGTTTGTTGAGTAAAAGCACCATCTGAACCCGTAAAGAATGTTGGATTAGCACTAAAGTTATAATTCTTATTTGTTACCCTACAAAAGAAGTTAGTAGAACTAATTTCTTCTTCTCTACGAACTTGGAATTTTTGACCACCTACCAGAGCATTAAATAATTTTTGAGGATTATTTGCAAATGCATCTGAATTTCTACCAGTAGCAAATGAACCCGTTATATCTAATATTTCTGGA